TTTGCGGGAGTCGCAGGAATTATTGGTCTATGGATTGGCTTTACATTACTAACACGAGTTATATCCTAGGAGGAATAAAATGAATAAGAAACAACTAGAAGCACTACTAGCATCATATGGTCGCTCAGTGCTTGCATCAGGACTTGCCCTATATATGGCAGGAGTAACAGATCCAAAGGATCTATGGACAGCACTAGTTGCTGCAATCGCTCCAGTAGCCATTAGAGCACTCAACCCTAACGATAAGGCATTTGGTGTATTGCCAGATGCTAAGGCCGTAGATGAGGCTCTCAAGGCTGCTAAGGCACCTGTTAAGAAGGCTGCTAAGAAGGCACCTGCTAAGAAGACTGCTGCAAAGTAGTTATATTATGGAGGCCAGCCTAGAAATAGGCTGGTCTTCTTTTATGCTATTATGGATTAATATGTCAAATACGGCTCTAATAATGTGTACTTATATAAGGTTTGAAAACCTTAAGGTTACTTTAGCTTGCTTAAATAACCAAACAGACAAAAACTTTGATTTTTACATTGTTGATAATTCAAACCGAAATGAAAAACTTTTAGCCTATTTAGATAAGTATAAAGGCAATTTGAATATATCTGTTCATAACTACTTCAATGAATTTAAACAGTTTGCTAGATTTTTATTGGCAAGAGATCTTGCTGAACAAGGATATGAAAAAATAATATTTATTGATGATGATGAAATAATTCCAAATACTTTTATACAAGAATGTCATAGACAATATGAAAGCGATTGCGTGAAATCTTTCTGGGCACATAGAATTAATGCAAGATACAAAAGAAAGATTAAGATTGTTGGTAATGAGCTAGGTAATTATGCTGGAACAGGTGGTCTTATCTGTGAATCTAAGCTATTCTTAAATGAAGACTTTTTTGATTGCCCTGAAGAATATTGGATCATTGATGATCTATGGTTATCTTATTATATATTAAAGTTTACAGACTATAAGATTAAAGAACTTAGAACAAATATTGAATTCATAAAAGATAGAAAAGCAACGTTTATGACTCTTGGAGATTTGAAACAAAGATTCTCAGAAGAGTTTATCCTTCCAGAATCTGAAGGTATTGATTCTTTAGAATAGATGGATCAAAGTTTTCAAACCCAATAGTTGCAGCTTTTTCTTTTTCTGCTTTTTTATCACTGTTAACATAGTTATCAATTCTTTTAGCAAGCTCTTTGGGATCAGCCTCATATACATCTAATTTAACTCTTGTCATAAGTGTGTTTATTTTTCTTGAAGGAATTAGCCAATCGTTTGGAAGAATTTCATTGTTTGGTGATATATCAGTCATAAAGACTGGCAGCCCACTCATGAGTGCTTCATTCATTGGCAAGCACAGACCAGCATATCTTCTTGGAAGAACCATGGCATCAAATCCTTCATACATTGATGATCTATGGTCAATATTACTTATATCAATAGTAAGTCTAGGATCTTTGCAATTAACTTTAAGTTCCGTCTGACTTCTAATGACCAACTCATAGTCAGCTGTTGAATGCTCAAGCATATCAATAACAGTTTGAGTACCATTCCTATCCTGGGAAGCTGCCTTACCACCAATATGAAGAATTCTTTTATGATCTTTCCCAAGATTATTGTTTCTTGCAGAAGCAAACTCAGATGAGTCAGTAGGTGGCGGTAGATGAATAACGACAGTATCATTGCCAAACTTACTAACAACCTCATCTATCTTCCAATAACTAGGGGCAATCATATATGTTGGCAAAGGCATATCTGGTCTATTTAAGTGATCAAGAAACTCATAGTTATATTGCATTAAAGTTTTAACATTGTATCTCTGTGAAAGGTGAATAAAATGTGGATGATAAAAAGTTTCGCATGTAAGTACAGAATTTAATCCACGCATAAACCCAGAAACTTCTTGCTTAGTTGGAAAGCCATCTGTCATTATTACGTTATAGCCATCATACCACTCAGGATATTGCTTGTTATTGTTAAATTTTGCAGAATTAATTAAAAGAATTCTGTCTGGATTTAACATTTTAACTAGATCCCGTGTTTGATTACCCAATCCACTATTGTCACATCTTGCAATTATTCCAAACGTCACTCTTTATATCCCCAGGAATCGTCATCTGCTGTAAATTTTTGTGTACCTTCACGTCCATCTAAATGATAAGAGCGCTTGATATTACCTTCAGGATGATATATCCAAAGCTTATGAATGCCCCAACCCTTTTCACTAAAAGTGTCATAGGGTAGACAATCATCTTGAACCTTTCCATGAAATCTATCTTCAATAAAAGTTTTTTCATGAGAAAAAGGTAAAATAATATCTCTGTAATATTTTACAGTGCTTAAATGTGGTCTTTGACTCCATTGAGATGTTTTCATAAATCCATCTTCAATGCCAAACATTAAGTGATCATGTTCAAAAGGAATAGATGCTTCAAAGTGAAATCTAATTGTATTAGCCTTTTCATACTCAAGCATATCCAAACATTTTTGCCAATCAATCTCACAGTCTGGGGTAAGTGGTGCATCTCCTTCAACATAAAGCATTACAGAAGTATTAATAATGTCAATTGTTTTTTTCATCATGGTGGTCTGGTGGCTATGCTCATCAAATATTATAGGTAAAACATTTTTCCACTCGTGCAAACACTTCCACAAAATTCTGTTTTTGTATTCATCATAGTCTAATTTACGAGACAATCGTTCCTTACGCAGACCATCCATCTGTAAAATAATCTCATTATTAGGAAAGTGTGATCTTATTGTGGAAATTGTCTCATCAATGATTTGAGTATCTGGATGACTTGGTAAAACAGAGGTAGCGACAATAATGGTTACATCATTTTTATTCATATAGATCCCTCATTACTTTATTAGAAAAATCTCTTTTATATTTAATCCACCAACACACAACATGATGCATATTGTTTGGGTAATTATTAATAAGATTAGGAAGCATTTCTTTTAGTTTATTCCAATTATCAACTTTTTCAATTGGAACTCCTGCAGGGTAAACATAGTTAAAATAATCAATCATTTCACCTTTTGAATCAACAAGATCACCAACTGGTAAAGCCAACATTTCAATAGACTCAAAGAATCTAAATGTATCTATAACTTGAGCACCAGCAGGTGCTGGAGCAATCCTAGCTTTTGATAGAGTCTTATAGTAGTCTTTGGGCTGTTCTCCCTGTGCAAAGCCTGGTGTAGGCTTATAAAGGGCATTTGGAAGGGTTGGCATTACTTCTGCTAACTGCTGTCTACGCTGATGGGTTATCTGTCCACCAAAATAAACATCATATTCTTTAATAGGATAATCAGGCAGGTTGCTTTCCAAATGCTGCGGTACCCCAATAAAAAATTTATTATATCCTTCATGTTTTTTATGAGAGTACTGAACCCAAATAGAGATATTAGGATGCTCAATCTTGTCTACATTAAAACAAGCACTCTCATCGCCAGTGATAAATAGAACTACCCTATCAAGATTTTTTAATTGTTTTGATATTGTTTTTTCTTTACCAGCGTTACCCTGCCCAGGAATAACAACAAATCCACGATCTGATTTTGGTATTTCTTTTACAACTACTTGCTCAACATTATTTTTTTCAAACGTTTCTTTAAGTAAACCATAATCCCATTTTCCGTCTGCAGCATCAAGTGGATTAATAGAATATATATAAGCTTTAGATTGGTTCATAGTAAAGATGAACCTCATGCTGATAATCTATTAAATGTTCAGTATATCCAATATTTTTGATAAACTGTCTAAGATCGTAAAGATATTCTTTCCAGTACATCATCATGAACTCTGGATGACCAGATAGCCAGATCTTTGGTCTAAACTCTTTCATAACTTTTTCTGCGCCACCAAGAACACGCCATTCACTACCCTCAACATCAAGAGAAATTGCTGTAGGTGGCTTCATTCCTTTTTCATACACCAAGGTGTCAATCTTTGTTTGGCCATACTCGTCTGCTTCATATTGCAGTTCTTTAAACCCATGTGCAGCATCAATATGAGAGTCCGCCTCTGGTGGAAATTCATTATAATAGATACGTGCAAGTTTGTTGTCAACATCAGATGCAAACCCAGGTATAGATGCGAGTGGCATTTCTAAATTATTAGCACTCCAAAGTAATGGGAAGTGAGACCAAACCTTTGGATTGGGTTCAAACAAAACTACTTCTGCTCCCCACATTTGACACAAAGCAGGCATCTCTCCTTCTTCTGCACCAACATAATAAACAACATCCCCCTTACCAATGTTTTCATGCATTGACTTAAGTCTTGGTTTTTCCCATCCGTGTGGTTGATACCAGTCTGGTCTATCTGCACGATGCTTTGGTAGTGTTATTTCAAATTCACCGTTAATAATGGCTTTAACCATCTCTGTCATTTTATTCCCCTTAATCTATTATGTTCCACAATTACTGGATTGCAGATGCCACAAGTATTTATTTGTATTTTATTGTCAACATTACCTTCAGCATATGTTGATTTATATTTAAAAGTATTACCACATGTTGTGCAAGTAATTAGTGTTTCTTTAAAATTTAGCTTATTTTTTATTGACTCTTTTTCTATCCATTGATTATAATAGTCATTAGAAAAATATGTTATATCATATTCTGGATTATTAAATGGATGTTCATATGTATTAAGTAGGTGTTCTCCTGTTCCAGGAACCTTCCCCCATTTTTTTTCATAGTACTCTCTATGATGTGGGTCATCTGTATTAATTTTGTTTAACTTCATGCTATGAGACATTATTGTATCTTTTACATCAACTAATTCTTTTGTCCAAAGAGAAACTTTTTCAGCATTAACAACAAATCTTTTATCATCTGAAAATGCATATGGAAAGGCTTTTTGAATTCTGACACTAAAATCAAGATCATCATATCCGTATGGCGTAAAGTTAGTGTCCCATTTACCAACTTTATCTATAACATCTTTATGAAAAGCAATTAAGTGCCACCCAAAAACTCCCATGCCTTCTACAATTTTATATTCAGTAGTTTTTAATTTTTCTATAAAATCTAAACCGCCAGGCTCACCAAAGCGAATGGCTGGACTAATAATTACAAGCCAGTCAGATTCAGTTTCGTACATTTTATCAACACCAAGATTGTGGCTAGCCATGCAGCCAATGTTATTTATAGTATTATCAATCTTTAAAACATTTTTAAGTTTACACGTTGCCATAAATTCATCCATTACGGATTGTACTGTATAAGGAACAACTGCTACATACTTCACTTTATTCCTAACTCATTTATAATAGTTTCCCAACGATGCACATATGTGTGCTCTTTCTTTGTGCGATTATGTCCATTTAATCTAATTCTTTCTCTTAATAAAGAATTGTCAAGGTAATAATCTATTTTGTTTTTTAGATCATCTAGATTTCCATGCTTATAAAATACTACTTCATCAGGCATAAAGCATTCATCTAGTCCTTTAATTTCTGGGTATATAGTAAATCCACCACGACCAGTAGACTCAAACAATCTATCACTAGTATAATAAGGATAATTAAAGTTAATATTAAGGCTATCTCCTACAGATACTTTGCTTTGTGCATAGATCTTATTTAATTCATTACCACGAACAGTTCCAGTATCACCGTCTCCACCAACATGCAGGAATCTTTTTCCGTACGTCTTTCTTAAGAAATCAATTAATTCTGGACGATACTTATGCTCATGATGATATCCTTTGCTACCAACAAAAATAACATCATACTTAAAGTTTTGTGTGTCATAATCTGGGTGAATATAGCATTCCTTATCGTATACTCCTGCAGGAATGAAATGTCCTTTTACTTCAGTATTTTGGTTAAACCAGTCAGCCATCAGCTTATCTACTGTAAAGAAATGTCCAATTGTTTTATAAAAGTTATCTTGTTCAAGATCCTTTTGTCTTTCAAGACCAAACCATAGATCAAGGTGGTATGTCATTGTCGGTATACCAGCACTCTTTAGTCTGAGTAGAACATTATCCATTGTGATTTTGCCAACTGTTTCCCAGCCATGTGTGTGAACCCAGATAAATAGATCAGAGTCAAGTGCTTGATCAAGAATTACATGGCTTTTTGACTTTCTTTCTTGCAACTTTACAACTGTATGTCCAAGAGATTCCAAGCTTTTAGCGTGATGATTCTCACTGCTATATGAAACTTCAAAGTTTCCAAGAAAAACAATTTTAGCCAACGCAACACCCCCTTTTACTTTCATTACATTATAGCACCTCTCTGCGTCCCTGGTAGGATTTGAACCTACGACCTTTACCTTAGAAGGGTACTACTCTTCCGCTGAGTTACAGAGACTTGGTACACCAGGCAGGACTTGAACCTACGATCTTCAGTATATAAGACTGATGCCTTCACCAACTTGGCTACTGGTGCAGAGTGCGACAGGTAGGACTTGAACCTACGATTACCAAATTATGAGTTTGGGGCTTTAACCAACTAAGCTACTGTCGCTAGTACCCTTATTGCTTATCTTGCTTTACTCCAACGGTCATTACTAAATATGAAACTAAATACCCAGCAAAAAATGAACCGATTGTTAAAAGAATTAACTCAACCATTTGTTACTCCTTCCCTTTCATCTTTTCTCCAATGAATATAAGATTTTATATATATGGCGGCATATGCAATAGCCATTGCAATAAACCCATACTGATCTGTAGCAAGAGCATAGGCAATCCAAAGACATTCATTAACACAAAGAATTAGCCATCCCCAAATAGTCTTACGACCTACTAGAAATATACCAATAACACCAATTGCTGCAAGAATCCACGACCACATTTATTTAGAAGCTGGCATGATTTTTTCACATGGACAAATAATTGATTCTGCCAAATCACCCTTTGCTTGAATAGTAATAATTGTCCCACACTCTTTATCTTCACACACATACTTACGCTTATTCATTGCCATTATGCATCCTTTCGTTTTGTCCTCTTGCAATTGCAGCACACACTTTGAATGCTGCTCTTGTCCTACGGCTTTTCATAAACCCTAATCTCTGCCACACTGGAACGGTAGCCTCAATGTCAAGGGCTATCTGTTCTCTAATTTCTTTTACTGTTGTGATGATTAGGTCCATTACATAGGCTTTTTGTTCATCATCAAGATCTTTTGTCCACCCAGTGTTTTCCATGTATCTATCATATCAGAAACTCAGCGGTACTGCAACTATGGTATGATTATATTATGTATGAATGCGATCATAACCTAGTGCCAATAGTTTACGGATACATGTATGGTGATGTTATTGATAAGATAAACAATAATGAGATAATTTATGGTGGCATAAGAAAGCTATCAGGTGAGGCAGAGTGGTTTTGCACAATATGTCTTGAAGATGTTTATCTTTAATTAAATTAGTCAACTACCAACAAACTTAATTTATCTGAAAACAATTTCCATATTTTTTTCATATATTCAGGACTTAGGCCATCTACAGGATGTGGAGCATCTGTATGTGTCATAGATGGAGTTAACTCAGGAACTCCAAGGGCATCCAAAATATCCTGCTGACTTATCACTATCTCAAATCCCACATCTTTTGAATACTTGTGTAATGCAGCCAAGAATTCTCTATTCTGATCTATTCTCTGCTCATGTGTGTAGTAAGGACTGATACCCTCATGCTTTAGTAGCATTTCAGTGAACTGAGGCAAGGGCTCTATAATTACAACTTTAGAGTTTGGAAAATTTTGTTTAATATCATATATAAAACTTTTTACTGTTTCATCTGCATTCTTATATTTAGATAAGAAAGTCCTAATGTCTACATACCCCATCCATAATGCTAACACACCAGCATCTTTAATGATTGAAAATGGTTGTGGTCCGTGATTTACAGTTCTTGCAATTTCAACACCAGATGATAGATCATCAGATTGCATCAGTGCCTGAGTACTAAACGCATGCATCTTAAGTCCAGCTTTAGACCAGGGAATAAAGACTGTACTGTGCTGTTCTGGATAATAATGCTCAATAGCTCTAGATAAGTGACAGTCACCAAGCATGTATATGTTTTTCATTAATACCCTCCTAGACATTCATTACGTGTATGATATAGTCTAACCTTTACCATAATTTTGCGGGATGGAGCATAAAGAACCTCATCACAAACACACCTATAAGACCATTCACCAGTAAAGAAGTCATACATAGATCCTTTAAAGTTCGCATACTTATTAGCTACAAATACCGTAAAAGGATCTGGTATATCGTAATGGTTATTCAAAGTCAATCTGACTCTCAAACCATTTACTCATATAATTATCTTCTCCTCTTGCAATTTTGGCAGCAGCAATACGCATACCTAAAGCATTAGTTACTCCAGGCTCAATGGGGATAGCCTCTATAGCTCTTGCAATTTCTTCTCTTGTTGTCATTTCATCCATACTCATTTTATTTCTCCACCTTTAATTCGTAATAAGTTCCCCACCAATAATAAGGTTTATACAATAGTGTTGACATGTATGCGTGGTACCTACAAGCAAGACCATAGTCATCATGATCCATATAGTGCAGGGACATGTTTAAATGGTAGGTGGCAGGTTTTTCACAAAGATTTCCTATACATCTAAGTGGAAGAATCTTTGTCCTTTCTATCTTCTTTGCGTTGTTGAGGAACCCATTTGACTTTACCATCTTTATACTCTCTTTCATAACCTAAAGCTTTCCAGTCCATCTTCATAATGCTAGGTTCTTTTGGCATTGACACACCAAACATGTCCGTCACTCATTGTTTGATGAGTATCCCAAAAATAATCTGAGTCTTTAAATAGATTACAAACTTTACATTTCATAATTATAGTATACCCCAAGTAGCAGGGCAAGGTCAAGTTACTATGAAGATAAGCCCATCACTACATGCTTATTGCATACGTCTGCAACAATGTATTCAGAGTCCTCCTGAACAACATCAAAATATGCAGCTGGCTTATCGCAAAAAAAGCACTTAGATTCTTTCATATCTATATGATATCACATTGGTTTGACTAAAGCCAGAGATGCTTTGCCCCACAGGTGTGGAGTCTGGTCGTCTGGCAGATAGCCTCCAGCGCCTCCAAACAGTATAGGTGTGTCTGGGTAAGCCATTCGGATACTACGCATAGCCATTTCATAACCACCCACGGTGTAGTTTAATCCAGAAAGTGGGTCATCTGCTAGTGCATCAGCACCGCAAGCAATAAAGATTAAGTCTGGCTTAAAATCAAGGCAGACATTAAGAAATGATTCAACCGCATCAGTTAATCCTTCATCATCAGTTCCAGAGGCAAGAGGAAAGTTAAAAGCTTTTTTATCTAAATCTGAGTTCAATCCTGTACCTGGAAAGATTCCATATTGGTGTACAGAAAATGTCAAAATATTTGGATTAGATTTTGTTAGCGCTTCAGTGCCATCACCATGATGGGCATCGCAATCAAAGACTGCAACTTTTTTACCAAGCAGTGTTGCTTTAGTAGCAGCGATAGCGAAATCACCGAATACGCAGAAACCGCTTGAGTGGTCTCGCATGGCGTGGTGCTTAGCTCCTGGAAGGTGAATGGCTAACTTAGTCTTTGCCTCAAGTAGCGCATTAAGGGCAGTAAGAGTTCCACCTACAAATAACTTTGCAAGGTCTCCTAGATCATGGCGTTGGCCATACCATTCATTTGATAAACCCTTGACGGTCACATCATGGATATAGATTGGATCGTGGCATATCAATAGATCATCACTGTGTGGAACCTCTGGAAGAAGCTCTTCAATGTTTAGATTACGCTCTTGGCCGTTAAGGATTACCTGCTCGTGCCCCAGCATAAACCTGCGCCCCTGCGTTGGATGGTTAGGGTCAAATACCCAGTTCGCATACTCTGGGGAATGAATAATAATTGCATCTTTCATAAATCCTCAATCTCCTTTTCCATACTAATATCCCACACTATAAAACATTTAACACACTGAATTCCTGGATCACGCATATACCATTTATGGCTACATTCTTTCATATACTAAGCATACCCTGTTTTGGCGGGTAAGTCAAGAAGATCTACTTGTTCTTAATAATATAATATATAAGCTGAGCAATCAACAAACTAAATAAAGATAAAACTCCATATATCCAATATATAAATAGATCCATGGTTTAATAAGGAGTATCCCCATCCCAGACTACTTCCCAGGATGTTGTATTGTATAGACCTGCATCAGCAGCAGATCCTTCTTGATTGTATAAACCGCCATCTATATACGGTACTGGAGGAGGCATATATAAATCATTATATACAGTAACTTTTGGAATTACATTTCTTAATACTACTGTTTGTCTACCAAGATAAATATTTGCTTTAGGGGTTTTTTTACGAACCACTACTTGTGGCATTATGATGCCCCAGTTATATCATCTACTACGGTCATTATTCCTGTTAATACTGTGTAAATAGTATTTGGTGTTGTTCCTGTATCTGTGATCTGGACATCATAAAAATATTGACCTGCAGCCAATCCTCTTCCTACAGTTGAAGTGATGGTACATCTTACAGTAGATGGCAAAATCTCTGTAGTACTACCTGTGGTCTTAGTTCCACCTGAACCTCTTTGTGTGCCAATGGTAAATGCAAGGGTTTCATAGGCATCTAAATCAAAATTAGAGCCATCGCTGTTTTTTAAAACTACGTCAAATTCATATGTGTCACCACGGTAATAGTTAAAGTCGTGGTTGCCTGGAAATGCCATATTGTCCTCTTTTCTACACTTGATTATATCATGGTTTAAAGTTCGGCGGAAAATAGAAGTAACAAACCATCCCCTGCCCTACACGGGCAACATTGGTCAATATACTTAGTAGTTCCTATGCTTCCAATTTAGCAGGGAATATACCAAAGACCCATACCAAGTCTTACTACAAACCTTAATACCTTCTCCCCCATAATGATCCATCATGAAGAGAAGAAGCCTGGTTTTGTTATTTGTTCTAATGAATTTGCCACAGTCAATACAGCATTCAAATATATATTTAGATAAAGGTTTGTCAAAGTTTACATTATTCATGTATCAAGGGTACCAGATTTTGGGCGGTATGTAAAGACAAGTACTCAATGGCACTAGCAAGAAGGATAATATCATCCTCAAAACTACCTATACCCATATTGCAACGGTTGCACAAAAGACCTCTAATCTTTCCTGTAGTATGGCAATGATCTATATGTAAGGTTTTATCACCAGGATTATTGCATATAGCACACATGTTATTTTGACTCAAAATCATATTATTGTATTGTTCTTCATTCAAGCCATACACCCTGCGCCTATGGTTTATCAGCTGGCGTTTTATAAGTTCTTCTCTATTATCTTTATTATATATTTTATTCTTTAAATTAGCGCAGTCTTTACATAAGGAATTGAGATATTTTTTATTTTTATTGTATCTACGGAGTGCCACTGTGCCATTGCTATAAAAATCCTCAAAAGGCCTAATAGCTTTACATGCAGTACACATCTTCATTGTTGGCATCTCATTGTAGGTATATCTAAGTTTTTTAACTGCCTCTAGGACCTTTTGCTTCGTCTCTGGAATTACAACTTCAGGACGGTTAAATACATTAGCAACAGTGGCAACGCTAACTCCAGCCTCTTTTGCAACTAAGGCATTAGACCCTTTTGTTCCATCGCTTGCCTTAAACCAAACTCTTTGCTTCCACTCTTCCATTAAACCATTATCTCAAATTTTTCGGGGGAAGTCAAGAAAGGATCATAATCCCTATAAGAATATAGACCCAAGTACAGTTGCTACTAATAGGATAAGGAATATAGCTTTCAAACCTTTAATGTTAAAATCAATGTCTTTTCTGTTCATGTCCATATAGCAATTATACACTATATGCCAGATAGCCAGAGGTTTATATACCCTGGATTATTTGCATACTAGGCAGTAGAAAGGTGTTCGTAGCTCTTCTTCAGGAATGACCATATGCTGAGAACATCTTGAGCATTTGGCTGTAATTAGTCCATGATCATTAAGTTCTGGAAAATTAATCTTTGGATCTCTGGTGTAGAAAAGCTTAGTTAAATACCATGTTAGAGCGATAAGAATTATTGTTGTCATGAGTAAAGCATAGCATATGAAGGTTAACAAAATGTCCGAATTGGGTGGTTTGATAGTGTTTGATAGGATAATAAATCTTACTGATATTTTTTAGATTTAACTTTCGTGGAGGAAAGTGGAGAGAAGTGGAGTATTGAGCCCTTAGACAGATGGCGTCGTAATGTCCAACGGGGCCAAACCTCCTATCACAAACCTTTCCTTTTGTCAAACCTCACTTTCTGGCCTGCATTATACTGCCCAAACCTCTATTTGTCAAACCTTTATAGCTTAAAAACCCCTATAAAAACCTAGACAAAATGCTCCAATTTGTCCAGAAAATATATAGAAAGGTTTGATAAATATCTAAAAACCAGGAGAAAAGGTTTGATATCGTAATGTTTTATATAGAGAGGTTTGGAGTAGTGGTTTGTCTATATCCCCCGCAAAATTCGGGGACGCTAAAGCGTTGATCGTAATGTCTGACAGGATTATTTAACACGTTATAACGCGGGAATTAAAGAAAGAAAAGAAAAGTAACTATAGCAGCTAGTGTAATAACAAACCCTGATAGTATCAAATAGAAGAAACCTTTGTCTGGTTCATTATAAGGTTTGTCTGCATGCCTAGTAACTCCATCATTCATGAAGTAAGGTCCACCATGCTTTGAAAAATAGTTTCTTCCCATATATTTATTATAACATGGTTTGATATAAGGTTTGACAGGCAAGGTTTGATATGCTAGAATAGGAGATTTTTTTTGAGCTCTCGTAATGTCAAAAACTGGGAAAAATTTGGACATATCGTAATAAGGTTTGATAGAAAGG